TAGTTATACATATATCACCACCGCCATGCAAAGAAAGGGGGGGTTAAATGCGAAATTACGAGAGAATTATGCATTAGTTAAAAAGGGAGCAAAACTATATGCTCGCATCCGCCCCACCCTTGTTATTCATCCGCGCCCTCGCTCTCGCTTGCTCTCGGCGTGTGCGTGCGCTTTGGGAGAGCGCCAGACGGAGCGTGGTCTATTATCCTAGCGCGTGCGTCTGTGAGAACATTCTTAAGATCTAGGTTGTAATTAACTTCCTGGCGATCCGCCCAGTTGTCTGGGTCGCGATTCTTTAGGAAAAATATCGCGCTTGTTTCTTTACCATCCATTGCGTTTTGAAATACTTTGTTTGCCACGAGTTGCACTGCTTTGTACTTTCCCTTTTTTATAGCGTGTGCAAATTGCTCGTTACGTTTCTTTTCTCTAGTTATTGTTGAGATGTTTACATTAAGCAATGTAGCGATTTGGCTTTCATTTAAGCCATCTCCAGACCATAGACTGATCTGTTTGTATTCTTCTTCACTTAGATTAGATAGCTTTCTTTTTCTACCTGGTTTTCCCTTTTCCATGCTTTATTTTAGGGTATTTTGCACATTTTAGGTAATTAATTGCACATTTTTAACTATATTATGTTGTATATTGGGTATATATATGTATAATGAGTATTGTAAGGTAATTAAATCTTACATACTTTGGAGAAGTAAACATGACATTAACTGAAAAACAAATGATTGCAATTATACAAGAAAAAAGAATTTCTAATTGCACCAAGGAAGAAAAAGCACAAGTTATGAACTTTGCATTTGGAGAAGATTATATGACTTCTAATGACAAGGGTGCTAAAAAAACTGTAGAGGCATCATAATGACTATTAAAACAAGAACGCATAAAAGCGTGATAGGTCAGCTACGAAAGAAGTATGGATTAAAAGATAACACGCCAATACATAAGGTAGAGATAGCAATGTCTCCAAAAGATTGGAAAGACTTTAGCGAAGCACTTACCTTTCCTAATGGTAAACCAACGAGGGATAAATAATGAAACCATATAAGACAATAAGCTTTTCAATGGCAGAATTTGCATACGCTAGACACCTAAGAGATCAACTAGGACACACTGGCGAGATCATATACCCAAATAAAGACGCGTCTAAGCAAGACAGAGACGGCACATGGCTTTTATTAACAATAACAGGGGAAAGGCTAGGCACAGTTTCTCCCAATGGCACAGTGAGGACGACATGAAGCGAGAGGACATACCAAAACATTTAAGACATTTAACAGATGAAAAGCTAAAAGCATTATTCTATTTATTTAGGGGGAAAATATGAGCAACTTACACAATGAGGAACATTTAGAAAATATACATTACCAGGTTGTTGAATGGGACAGAAAAGGCCTATTAGATACAGAGGTTAATGCAATAGCTAATTGCTATGGATTGCATCAAGATGATGACAGAGACGAAATACTGCAACACATAGCAGAGAATGTATTTTATAACAAAGAGGAGCTAATACTATCATGACAGGAAAAGGAAGCAGACCAAGACCAATACCAGATAAGAAAACATTCGCGGAAAATTGGGATAAGATATTCGGCAAGCGCGAAAAGAAAAAAGAAACCAAAGAAAAAAAGAAATGATACAATAACCTTTTTGAATGGGCGTTAGTATCTTAACTCTCCAAAGTTAACCCCCCTGAAACGCTAGCGCCCATTCCTCGCACCGCCCTCGCACCTCCTCGCGCTACTCACGAACCAACTCAGCTAAACCAACCAACAAAAAATGCTTCTTCCCTCCGCTCTGGGACTTCCGCAAGCGCTTTGGCTCGCCCTCCAAAACTATCCATATTAATCCTTGCTCGCTCAACTCCGCTAGCGCTCTCCCAACGCTTTTACGATTTACTGCTGTCATCTTTGCATAATAACTAATAGCATCATGCGAACTCCAGGTTTCATACCTCCAGCGCTCGCACAATGCCCAACCAACGAATCTAGCTGTCATGGATAACTCCTCATTGCCTGCAACCTCCGAGCGATACCAATGCCAAACGATCTGGCGCACGCGCGAGAAGTCTGATTCCTTTCTAGCAAGCGCTATGGGTATCAATGCTGTTTTCTCCCCACGCTCGCTTTCGCTGTGAGCAGTAATCCACCAATAGGATTTATCTATTTGTCCGAATCTTCTCATAACTCTCTCTCTTTTTCGGTAGAGTCAATCCCCCTAAAGGGGATTGCTCTACTATGTATATGTATATACATGGATATATGGGAACCTTTTACTCGTCCGTTGGGCATCTGAGTGTATAGTATGTCCCTTAGCTTCCCTAGTATGTCCCTAAAGTTCCCAACGCTCATAGTTCCATATTCTTTAAAATGTGAGCAATAACTTCAATTGTCCAGCCGTTCCCAAGCATCTTATATCGTTGGGTATTGCTTACATGATTCGTATAATTATCTGGTACTGTTTGTAATCGTTCACACTCAACAGGAGTTAGTTTGCGCCAGTAAACTTCTTTATCTTCGTCTGAATGTTCGTATCGCATATAGTCATAGTTTGCAGCTGTAAGACAATTACTCTTATCTTTCATGTTTCTCCCTCTCCTGGTTTTAGAATTAGGAAAAGTCATATCAAAACAATCTCCGTCTTCAATAGTGGTATAACCTTTTTTCGTTGCTTCTTTTATGGTTAATTGTTTCTTTTCTTTATCTACAGTTATAGTTTCTACAACTACATTATCTTTTTGAACTGTAGTAACTGTATTAGTCTTTTCATCTTTTCTTAGTTCTAGCATCTGTTTGGTTTTACCAGCAACCGAGCCGAACTGATCTTGTCTTACTCCGTCTTTGTAATACCTACCACGCCATGCACCAGCAACTACTTTTGGTTTATCAACTTCAATTACATTATAAGGAACACCTTTATGCATATTTGCTGTTAAAGTGTTTGATTTTTGTGATTCATTTTTTATATAAATCTCCTCTCTTGTTTTACCTTTTGTCCACTCATTTACATGACTTTTTTTCATGTATTTAATAGCTTTTTCTGATAAATAATATTTAGGATCAACATCAGCAACATAACCATTTGCATAACCATGAGTACCAGCACAAATTGTTCCAGACTTACCCTCTGTATCATGTATGGTATTAGCTTGGCTTTTATAGTTTGGATTCAATTGATTGCCGCCTTTATAATTCTTTTGTAAGTTTTCTCCAGCAAGGTATTCATTAGAAGCATTAGTTTCCAATATATCCCTTAAAACTATACCTCTTTGTTCAGGCTGCTTTATTCCAGGTATGTTAGTCCAATAATATCTAACTCTATTCTGTGCTGATACTAACGCTGAATTAATCATTATTGGCTCAACACCCATATATTCAGATATAACATCTAAATATTCTTTCTTCATTCTTACGTTTTCTAATAAAAAATATTTCGGTTTTAGACTCCTTTACACATCTAACAAACTCAAAGAACAATGCAGATCTTGGGTCATCAAACGCTAATTGTTTACCAGCAAAACTAAATCCTTGACACGGACTACCACCCATAATCAAATCAATCTTTGGTAGTGTTGATGTATCTAATTCGGTTACATCACCAACTTGTATAATGTCTGGGTAATTAGCTTGGCTTACTTGGATAGCATATTTATCTATCTCACTTGCATAATAATTATCTACTGGTATGCCAAGACGCTCTAAAGCAATCCTGCCACAACTCATTCCGTCAAATAAACTTAATACGTTCATAGTTTTCTCCTTTTAAAATTGGTCATAAAGTGTCATGGGATTTTGTAATTCTTCTAATGGTTCAAGCACGCCATTTTTCCTAAATAATGTTTTGGTAGAGTAATCTACATTACCAGAATTAGATTTAACAAGAGCAGCTTTTACTACGTTCATGCGCTCATATTTAACTCTTTGTTCTTCACAAATCCTCTCGCAATCCTCCGCGCTCGCCAACCACATAGCTATCGCCCACCGCACGCTGTCGGTAATACTACTTGCACCACGAATCTCGGCTCTATGGCTCATAGCATCATCGCTATCATTCGCTAATGCACCTTTATTAAGATGATGAATAGTAAGGGTAGAACAACCAAGTCTGGCACTAATGTTCGCACAATAAGAACCCCACAATTGCCCTGCCTCGTTACTGCTAGAAACATTGCCTGTTGTAAATGCTTGTAAAGGATCAAAACAAACTAACTTTAAATTTGGTATTGCTTGTAACTCCTCTACTAACTCCTGCGCTATTGGTGTTATGCCTTCTTCTCTTAACAGTATCATTGGTTCTTTTTGTTCTGGGACAGGAAATACATAGACTTCATAGGAGGAGTTAAATCGCTTGCCGTTAGGGTCGAGCAAGTCTAAACGTCTATGTATTTCCATTAAATCATCTTCCGCACAAAATATAACTGTATTGCCACGCTCTTTTACATCTTTCCCCCACCACCTGCCTCCGCACGCCACAGATAATGCTAACTGTATGACACTTAACGACTTACCCACGCCACCAACTGCGGCAAGAATACCAGGCTTACCAATAGGAATAAGACCATCAACTAAAAACTTTTGTGGCTCTGGCTTACCAACAAGATTACGAATCGCATATTTTTGTATGCCTAACTTATGATCTATTAGTTCAGCTCTAACTTTATCTAAACCATATTTTAAATACAGGTCGTTATAGTCTCCAACTTCACTAGGTAATCGCACCGCACTATTAACCACAGCACTCGCGCACTCTTGCGCCTTCTTTTCTCCCACTCCACTCTCATCATTATCAAGTGCAAGAATAAATCTAGCACCTGTTAGCTTGCGTAAATTAGAGGCTGCATCCAACAAGAAGTTGGCACTAAATACACAAGCTACAGGAATTTGGGTAGCTTCATATACTGAAGCGGCAGTTGAGTAGCCTTCAACTAAAATTAATTTTTCTATATTGTTTAAATCTTGTAAGCTAGTACCAATTAAAAATACATTACCTTTGATTTCTGAAGCAGAAGCGAATCTTTTGTCCCCTTTTTTATCTATGTACTGTAGAGAACGAATCTGTCCTGTAGTATTATATACAGGAACAATTAACCTACCATTTAATTGCTTCAACCCATAACTTTTAACTTTTTTATTCGTGAGATATTCATGTTCAGTTGCTTCGTGGCAAATCTTAAACTTTTCCTGCATTTCAACTGCAACTTCATCTTGTCTTTGCTTCCTTTCTGCACGCGACTTGGCACTAGCCTCTTCCATTTGTTTTTGTAGTGCTTGTCTATCTACAATACTAAGTTGGTTAGTATCTATGCTTGACCACTTGCCCTCAAAACCAGTTTTCCAATTACCATAGGTGCAGAACATATGTTCGCCAACCTGGTTGATTGCATAGTAACCAGACTTTTGACCGCCTGTATCTGGCTTACTGCCTATTGCTTTGACTGGCACTCTGATTATCTCGCCAGTAATTTCTAAGAAGTCTACAAGCAATCCTTGTGCTTGCATCTCGTTTATTAAATCGTGTGTACTCTTTCCTGTACTAAACCCTAAGTCGTTATAGAGTATGTCCTTTTTTAGGTACTTTGTTAAATCCATTTGCAGCTCTCTCGTCATCTAACTCGGCTTGCACGTTTGCCCAGTTAAGATATTCCCTAACTATATTCGTGAAGATCCTTTTTCGTTTATCCCTTTCCCATTTATGTAATGGTTTCTGATCTTCTTCTGTCGCTAGTTTTGTATATAAATCTTTGGTTTGTGCTATGGAATACTCTATCCCTAAATCATTTAATTGTGCTTTATTGGGTAGTCTTTCTCCCTCTCCAATCTTTTTTAAATGAGCCATACAGCACGCTCCAAGCCAGTGTTCTCCATCTTCTTTTAGAAATGGGCCTGCTGGGCGCTTACAATAAGCACACAGCGTTGGCCTGTTCTTAGGGTTAAAATGGTGCGTCATCCTCACTCGCCACAGTAGAACCCATTGCATCTAAGTCTGCTTCACTAGGACCAGCTTTGATATTGTCATCTTCTACAACTGGCTTAGCTTTTTGATTAGTAGATTGCCAAGTCTTACCCCAGTCCTCGTTAATCTTAAGATAACCATTGTCATCTTTGATTAGTTCAGCAGATACACTCTTACCCATAAAGGCTGATGAAGTATCTTTTGGTGGCTCTTGTATACCCATTGCTTGACCCATGAGTATCATTGACTTGATACCACTATCTACATATTTAGGGTTGTCGTGACCAACAGTAAAAGTATGATTAAGTCTGATGCTCGTACCATCAATCTCAAAATACATCTTGCACCCGCGCCAGCCATTTCTACCTTCTACTAACGCCTCTTCCTCGCCCTGCCAATGCAGAACGTGTCTACCTGGCTCTACTGCTGTCTTGCCTTCGCTTGACGCATCTACATTAAAATTTGTTAAATCCATTTCTTTCTCCTTTTTTATTTAATCCAACATTTATATTCTGAACACTCATCTTCTTTTGCACCACAGTAATTACAATGTCCTTGCTCATACTGTGGCTTATCATCACAAAAGTGTTCGTTTACTTCAGCTACTTCACTCATTTCAACATCTGCTCTCTAATAGCCTGCCATTCAAACGGCATCTCATTATCCAGACCAAAACGATTTTTAGCTTGGAAGCCAGGTGTCTCTTGCGTAAAGATAGTTCTATCTCCTTGCTTAAGTTTAGTAGTCATACCACCGCCTTTACCTTTTACTTGGATAGTTCCAATCTTGTAATTAGCAAAGAATACAGCGTCACTATGCTCTATAACCAAGTCAGCTGCTTTTCTATGCAACTTAATTTGGTGTCTGTCATGTGGTTCGCTAGATGGATCTTCGTATCTTCTTACTTCATTATGTGCAATCTGTAAGACAGTAAAGCCTTTGTCTCGCAACTGGTTAAGTAAAGCAAGATACTCTTTCCATACCTCTAGGCAAGCGGCATAGCCTTTACCATAAGCAGGAGAAGATATATCTGGCCATCCATTCTTCTCACACACATAGTCGTGCATTAAAGTCTCTAACCAATCCAAACTATCTACTATGACAGTTTTAAATTCGCTATCCTCTTCGATCAATGACTTTAAATTATCTTGTAGTTCAACATAAGTTTTAGCTACAGGAAAGTGAGGACACTCAATCTTACCGATACCATCTTCTGCTTGTACTATGATTGGTTTGTTCATAGTTGCACCAAAAGATGTTTTACCAATACCACCAGGACCATAAAGAACTATGATGGGTGGCTTTAGTTTTGCCTTCTGTCTAATATTAGCTAAGGACATTATTGCACCTCAATCTTAGGTTTATCTTCTGGCAGATGACCTTTAAGCTCATTTAGATAATGCGCTTGTAAGATATCATTCTTCTCTGCTTCAAAGTTTGCGTTAGCTACAAGTTCATTCTTCTGCGCTTGTAACAGGTTTAGTTTTCTATAAACAGTCTGACCATCTTCTGATAAGTCATCTAGGTTATAGTCTTTAGTAACATCATCTTCTGTAATGCTAAATGTTATTGGCTCTTGATCTGCCATATTATTCTCCCTTTTGGTTAAGTTTATAAGTATCACATTCAGCTTTAGCATTACACCAACGGCATCCGTCTTTGCTATAGTTGTATGTGGGTATTTCTTCGTAGCAAGCTTCAGCAGCTGGCTTCAAAGTTTCATAGGCCCATTCAACCAAGTTAATGGCTGATATGGAATATGATCTGATAGGGCCGTCTTTGTGCCAGCCTCTAGGTTGTACTATTGTGAACTGAACTGTGCAGTCATCTCCGTATCTGGATAAAGCACCAAGTGCATAGATACGCATTTGTGGGTTGTCAGCTTCTACTGCCCACTTACCAGTTTTAAGATCTATTACTTCTATCATATCTTTACCAATGAGAATCGCATCTGCTGTTCCCCATAGGTCTGTATGTATTTCTGGCATATTAACTTTTTCTTCAATCAATGGTCTTGCTACATCTAAGTCCATCATTCTTTGGTCTATGTAATCTACATAGGTATTAGCACAATCAATCATCTCTTGGTCAACTGTGATATCAAAGTCCTCTACATGGTGTGTTGTACCAAGATAGTATTCTTCTAGTGTTAGGTTGTTTAGCCTTCCTTTTAACAGTGTCTCTACCATTTCGTGAATCAATGTACCTGTCGCTGCTGGTATTCCAACCTTGTATTCTACTTGCATAGAAGCTAAGAGTTGCGGCATACCTGGACAAGCCATCCATATCTTCGCTGCTGAAGGACTTAGTTTAGCGTGGGCCATGTACAGATATATAAGAATCGTTTTCCATTCTTTGCACATCTTCTAAATCGTATAAAATCTTGCCACCAATCTTGAAATAATTTGGTCCTTGATTCCTATACCTTCTATTGTCAATTGTTTTTTTGCTAACACCCCAGCGCTTTGCTAATTCTTCAACTTCTATAGTATTTAGTATGTCAAAATTCTTATCTAATATATCCATAATTTTTTCCCTTTAGTGTGAATTTGTTGTATGATAGCACAATAATACTAAATTGTAAGTATTAACAATAAAAAAATAAACTAATAAAAAAAGTGGAGAATTTTTATGAATAAAACAATATATGCACATACGAATATGGGAACAGAAGAGGAATGGGATCAGGCTATAGACAAGCTTGCTACCAACAACCAAGTAGCTGGAACGCATTACAAGCAATCCAAGATACAACCTATAGACTATATATATGCAAACAAACTATCTTATAATCTAGGTAGTTGTTTAAAGTATATAACCAGAAGCAAAGGCGAGAAGTCTGATAGAGTAACCGACTTGTTAAAAGCGAAACACTTTATAGATTTAGAGTTGCAGATGGTACATGGCGTTGATGCCAAAGGTGTTGACATTGGTAGATATTCTGTAGAGTTCTCGCTAGATAAATGAGGTAACTATGAATCTATATGAGTTTGATGATCGTATCTTAAAAGAAAGAAATGGTAGGAAACCTGTATATATAAACAAGCATCTTGCTAAAAAGTTTAAGGACTTTTGTAAAAGTGAACAGAAAGAACCAGCTAAAGTGGTTGAGTATCTAATATCTTTAGGTATGAACTCTGTGAAACATTACGATAATCCTAAGGTGTCTGTCGACATCGAAGCTCTTTAAATAGATCTTCGGTATTTTTCAGCGAGTCCATCGCCTGTAACTTTTCGTCTGTAATAGTCATCTGCTTCTTGCCGTTTGGAAAAGTAAACAAAACCTTCTGCGGATTTAAAGCAACCAAAGCATAAACATCTAATGCTTCGTCCTCGTAGTATCTGTCTTTGGTAAATGCACCACGCCTAAAATCAAACTGCCATGACACTCTATGTGTTTGTATTTTAGATTGTGTTTTAACCTGGCACTTGTATAGCGTATGGTCAACGTCAAAGATGATGTCTGCCTCCGCGCTGTGTGGAACTATCATTACAGTATCAGCGTATAAAGAAAGCAACGAGGCTACTAAGTATTCTCCAGATCGGCCAACTCTTTCAGATTGGCGTGGCATGGGTTTATTGCGTTAAGGGATTCAAAAATTCAGTAGTTGCTAGGGGAGCTGCTCTTTGTGCCGCTTGTGATCCTGTGCTTAATGATTCTAATAACAATCTTTGCGATAAAGGACTTTGGTAACTACCAAGAGTTAGAGCTGAAATGCCAGCAGATAAAGGATCTACAGCACCAAGACCACCAAGTGCGGCTGAAGATGTTAAAAACCTAGGTATTGTTCCTGATTCTGGTATCTCTCTACCAAGAACATCTTCGCCAAGCCTTCCAATATCTTGTAATCTTCCTTCACCAGTAAAGCTTTTTCTTTTTGCAGATGTTGGGTCTAATGCTCTGGACTGTCTTAACAATTGTTTTGGTGTAAATACAGAATCTCCAGCTGCTACCGTGCCAGCTTTTGATATTGTTAATAAATCAGCATAAGCATTTTTTGCATTTTTATAATTCTTTACTATTGATTGCGGATTATTTTTTATTAAATGGTCTGAGAAAACACTATAGATATCAGAATATACATCACCTATTTCTCTTTGTGCCGCATCCGTGCTTGTAGAATAATTCCTGGCTTGTTTGTTTAAATATGAATCTGCTTTTTGTAGATCTTTGCCAGCTAGTTGACCACTAACGGTTTTTCTTTTGCTTTTTTCAAAAATCATTTTGTTTAGTTTGTTGTTTATAGTCTTTTTTTCTGCTGTTGATAATGGACTGTCTATTAAAACATTAAAGATATTTTGTTGTAACTCTGGAATATTTTTGACCTTTAGAGTAGAAACTGTTTGATTCAATCTATCCAATATGGTTTTTTGAAAAACTTTTGGTGCGTCATCTATGTTTATATTTTTAGGCATTTGATAACCAATTTTATCTAACGCTCTATTATAGACAGCCATGTTAAAAGTTTCTTTTGATTTTTGTAATGCCTCACCAGTTCCTAACATTGGTATAGATGTAGCTGTTTCCTCTAATCTTTGAATACCTTTTCCTATTACACTACCTTCTGCTCCGCCCATAGCCTGACCTGGAGTAAGCTCAACACCTTCATCCATTAATTGTTTTGCTTGTGGAGTTTTTGTTGGTAATACTTTTTGTAAAACAGGACCAGCTATACCAGATAAACCTGCACTTACTGCACCTGATTTTAGCCTTTCTTCAACTGGACCTTCTGCCATTCCTACTCCATAAGCTCCGCCAGTTAAAGCACTTCTTCCTGCTGTTCCTAATGCTGTTCTTCCAACTCCTAAACCACCAGTAAGAACACCGCCAGCTATTTCAGAGCCATAAGCTAAAGCTGGTTTTTCTTTTTTAAATAATTCAATTTCTGCACGGATTTCTTCAACTATATCATCGTAATCTTTATCGCTGGCTAACGATCTTGTAAAAGCTTCAACCTCATCACCAAAACCAAAAGCTAGACCTTGTCCCAGTGCAGATCTTACAATGTCTTTGAATCCACCTATTTTAGATCTATCTACAACAGATTTATTTGGTGTATATTTTTTTCCTTTATAGTTTGCCATTAATCAAAGTCCGCTATTCTAAAGACTGTTAGTTTTGGAAAATTTGGATCTGTCATATCAATATAAGCTTCACCATTTTTAATTAATCCTTTGTCATAAAATTCACCAATGTCTTGGCTTTGTAAATTAATCTGTTGGTACAAGGGTGGTACTAAATTATTTTCTTCTAGATATTGCTCAAAGCCAACCGTGTTTCCTTTGTTTTTCAAAAAATATTTTTCTTTTTCTTTTAATAATTTTTGTTCTCTTTGTGCCTGCTGAATCATGGTTGCAACCAACAATTCGTTAGATTCTTTTGATTTACCTAATCCTATAGTTGCTGTTGAAAATAAATTAGCTTCAAAGTCTGAAGTTGCACCAGATCCAGGAGGCCTCATTCTTGGTACTGTATAGTTGGCTAAAGCTTGAAATAGCTCTTGTCCACTTACTTCTGTTCGGTCTTGACCTGTCAAATCATTGTAAAGTTTCTTTAAAGGTAAAAACTTTTCTGTTAATGGACCTGTTACAAAGTCTGGATTTTGTAATAATATTTGCGCTGTTTGCAGTCTTGGTATCAGCTCTCTGTTTGTTGTTGCAATTTTTCTAGACTCTGTAATATCTTTTTCTCCAAGTTTAGCTAGAGATTTTACATATTCTTCTTCTTCTTTTCCTAATTGAACAACAGTTCCTCCAGCTTTTTGTTTGTTTAGCATATATGCTTCATAACCATCACCAGAAGGTTTTTCACCTGGTGCCAGCGTCAATACATATTCTTCATATGAAGATGGTCTTTTAGATATTTTAGGAGCAAACGCCCTTGGATCTAAACCAGCTTCATATAACTTGATCATATCAGCATATCTTGGATCTTTACCAAGTTCTTCTAACAGCCTACCTTTTTTTGCTTGTTGTTCTTCTTGTTGAGCCAAAGCTAATCTTTGTGGATCTCCAGATAATATAGCAGAAGATTTGCCTAAACTTCTTTCTAAAGCAGATAAACCAGCTTGCCTTCGCCTTGCAGCTTCTTCTAGAGATACTTTTTGCATTGGGTCATAGCCTCCAACTTCTGTTAGACCCCTGCCCACTCTTTGACCTATACCTGTTAAAAAATCTCCTATTGCCATTAGAATAATCCTCTTGAAGAACTTATATTGGTAGAGCCTGCTGGTGGTGTTTGCGATGCAGAAAACAGATTGCTAAATATCGGCTGTGCTGTGTTTAAAAGACCTAAACCAGCTTGGAACTTTTCTAATCCACTGGGGTCATATCCACCAGTTTTTGTAATTGTTGGTTGTACACCACTTACACCAGTTGCTAGTAAACCAAGTTGTTGTCCAGGATAAGCTAACGCTCTTTGGAATTCACCTCTTTGTGCTTCTATTGCTCTTTGTTGTAGTGCTTGTTGTTGCTGTCCAATACCGCCTAGTAAACCAAGACCTTGTAATTGTTGTCCTGCTAAACCACCTAGTAAACCAGCACGCTGTCCTCTTGCCTGCATTTCTAATGATGGCTGAGCTAGTGCTGCTCTTCCAGCTATATCTAGGCCACCCATCTGTCTTTGTTGTTGCATTTGTGCTTGTTGTAAATTTCTTTGCTGTCCTAACTCCGCACCAAAAATACCAGCTTGTTGACCAAGTTGTGCTTGTTGTAATGCACGCTGTTGCTCTTGGCCAGCACCAAATACGCCTAGTTGTTGTTGTCTTGCTAGGTCACGTTCCGCTGCTGCTTGTGCTTGTTCAAAACCAGACTGTCTTAAACCAGCAGCTGTTTTAGCCATTTGTTCTGCATAAGGTCTTTGTGATTCAGATTCTAATATAGCAGATCTTGAACCGCCAAAAGCACCTGCTCTAATTGCTCTGTCTTGCGCACTACCACGAGCTATATCAGCTTGTCGCTGTATGTCGCCCATTGCTAAGTCTATAACTTGTTGCTGATACGGAGACTGATATGCTCCTATATCTTGACTTAATAAACCTCTGAATTGTGGAGTAGATACTGGACCTATTTGTGCTGCGCCTGGAGCTTGAGTAGCTTCTATAGTTGGTGCTTGAAAACCAGTAACAGGTTGAATCGTAGGTCTAAACTGTTCTTGCGCCATACCTTGCAAAGCTTTGGTTGGGTCATAACCCATACCAGATTCAAACATACCTCTAGTAGCTTGAAATTGTCGTAATTGATCTGGAGAAAAACCAGCAACCATTGGTCCTGTATAGGGTACAAAGGGTTGCTCAGCAATTTGTTGCGACCTTCTGTATAGGTCTTGTTGCATGGCTTGTGTTTGTGGATCTACTTGTTGTGTAGTTGTTGTTTGTCCAGCAGCAGAACCTCCGCCACCAGTTAAGCTTTTAACTGCGCCTACTGCTCCTGCTACTTTTCCTGCTGTTCCTAACGCTGCTAATCCTGCTGCCATCTTAATTCCTCTTATAAATCTTTTTTAACTATATAATCGTGTTTAAAACCTAAGTGTTTTATCTTTCTAATCCATCCTTTTCTGCCACCGCCGTAAAGCCTTTGTATGCCAGCTTTCTTAGCGAACTCCTCTATATGAGGTAGCATTTCTTCTAGTTCTTTATAATCGCCACCACAAAACAAAAGGTTCATCGCTTTTAGCTGTGGAAACATTACAAACTCTGTTATGTATGCAGACTTTTTGCCTGGCCATAAGTGGAATATTCCACCTCTTATTTTATCCTCTATGTCATCAATTGTATAGGAATCTTGATGTTTTACAGCTTTTGCTATATAAGGCTTACACCTTTCCCATTCAACTTCCCAAGGTTCTTGTACAACCTCTGGGTGTAATTCAACTACTGTATTAGTCGCCTTTTCCATACTCAACAATACTTGCATAAACAGTTAAATTACCAGCACGATCTGCTTGTATTTTTATAACATCTCCTTGATGTAAGAACATATTTCTAGTTAAAAGCTCCTCTGTATCATAAGCAGTAATGTTATATTCTTTAAATATAGTGTAAGTAGTACCTGCATTATCTACTGTAAAGGTAATCTTAGTTTGCTGATTATCATGGTCACATACCAAGATAGATTCAATTACAGCACAAGTAAAGTCATCGCCACTTGGAGCTGTGTAAAATGTTGTTAAGTCTGTAGTTGTAAGTATGCTATGTGCTACTTCTATACGTTGTATATATTGTCTTTGTGAGGATAGATCCATTATCTTCTACCTCTTTGTCGTAAGTTAAGTCTTATATTACCAACTTGGAAATCTTGTGTTGTGCTACCTGTTACAGTCATCTGTACTTGTCGTGCTGTAAACCTAGCATCAGTATATCCATCATTTTCAAAGGTAAAACTACCAAAGTCTGTCTCGCTGCCTAGAGGGGTAAACTTACCTTTAAAACTTATTGTTACACCTGGTAATGTATTTGCTTCTTCGTCTGGAATAATCTGGTTACATTGCACATAGTTATCACCATTACCTAGTTCTATTGGACCACTTGTACAAAATGGTACATCACTATTTAGGTTTGGTGAGTTAGATAATGTTGTTGATTCATGTTCGTAAATAAAACCAAGAGAGTCACCAGCTATAGGGAAATCAAAAGCACCCTGGTCAATCCAGCATCCTCTATCCATTGTTCCTATAGACCAAGTGTTTTCTAAGTAGTTCCAGATTACATATTTGTTTGGTAAATAAACACCATCGCCACTTGGGAAACCCCACCATATTTCGTTGAAGTTAGAGTTATGTCCACCCCAACACGCTTTCCTTCCTGGTACGTTTAGTTGGTCGTATACATAATCATGCACATCACATGGTATTTCACGCACAACGCCATCATAAACAAAGAAGGAGTTTTCTCCCATCCACGCTAGGAAGTTACCAGTTTGTACTACTGATCTTCTGCTGACTGCTTTACAGTTTGCGCCTGCTGCGGTTATACCATAAACAAAAGGAGAGCCTACATAGCTCATTCTATCTATACCAGTATCACTAAAGATAATGACATCGTTTTGGTATTTAACTGCTAGCAATGCTCTACCGCCTGTAGGTATTTGTACATCACCTGCTGTATTGGTAGCTTTAGATGTCCAAGTGTTTCTATCTTCTCTATCACTCCAAGATATCTTCCTGGGATCTCCACCAGAACCAATAGCAACTAAGTGCCTTTCATTGGTTACTAGAACAGCCTGACAGCCTGTAGGTGCGTTAGTTACAACTGTACCTATGGTATCAGCTGTTCCGCCTGAAACTGGTCGCCATTTGTATATTTTACCATCGCCAGAAAAACAAAAGATTAAATCCTCTCCCCAGTTATCAAAGGAGAAATGACCTGTATCAAGAGGTAATCCAGATTGACTTCTAGCATCGCCATAATCTTCTACATCATAGTGGTATGCACCATAACCAAGAGGATCATTAGAGGCATCATTTACAAAACCAGATGGTGTTATATCAGTCCAAGTGTTGTCGTATAAAACATAAACCTTTTGTCTTGTACCAACAGCTAAAATAGAAGCACCTAGGTTGTCCTTATAGGCATACATACCTATAGGCTCTCCGTCTAGTGCTGTAGTTTTTAGTTTAGACCAACCACCGATAGGCTTTAGATAGCCATTTTCAAAACGCACGAGATTGCCGTCAACCCAACGACCTTTGTTAGCATAGTCAGTTCCGTTTGTGACTATGCCAGCTGGCGGAGTTACAGGCAATAGTGCCATTTTTAGCTATTGGATGATATGTAGCTTTTACCAGTCGAGATCGCAGTTGTATAAGATGTTTTATCATCTGAACTACCAGCTACATCAGGCGTATCGTCATCTTCATCAACAGGTGCATAGGCTAAGACTAGTTCTATGTGGTCTACGTTCCTTTGTACCATATCGTTAATGTCAGACTGCTCCATGCCTTCAACATTCCAAGTTCCACCGTTTACACCGTTGATAAGTGTTACGCTATCTGTTGCTGCTGTTAAGACTTCGCTTACTGTTTGTGCCATATTATTCTCCTTTTAAAGTTATTATTTCGGCTTTTAATTCGTCTACTTGCGTAGACAGTTCTTGAATTGCTTTTATAGCCATAGGCATTAAAGCACCTACTGCTAAAGACTGTGTTCCATCAGGTTTTGTAGTCCAAAATTCTTGACCATCTTTGACTTCAGAATGATTATCTAAAACTGTTTTAACTTCTTGTGCTATAAAACCATGTTTAGTTGTGTCTGTTAAATTATATCTTTCTTCTGAACCTTCTTCATAACCACTTAATTCACTAGGTATATCTTTTCTTTTTTTCCAGTTAAAAGTAACAGGTCTTAAATCATTTACAAAACTTAATCCTGCTGTAGAGCTTGTTATGTTTTCTTTTAATCTTTCATCAGAACTTCCACTCCAAGATGTAGCACCTAATGTAATATAACTTTCAGTAGAACCTGCTGCTAAAGTGGCTGTATTGTTTCCATTACCAGTTCCCTGATTGCCTATGACTATTTGATTAACGCCACCAACTGCACTTGCATCAGCTAAATTTCCTATTATTGTATTTCCTGTACCTGTGGTAACACTGTCTCCAGCATTAGAACCTACTGCTACATTACCAGCACCTGTAGCCACTCGTAAAGCATAATAACCCACTGAAACATTAGAAGTACCACCAGCATATCTTTGAGATTGATAACCAATAGCAATGCAGTTTGACGTAGTTGGAGTTTGTAAAGCTAATACACCGACAGCGACATTGGCTGAACCTGTTGTGTTACTAGCTAAAGCGTAACGACCAAGAGCTGTATTATCTGAACCTGTTGTATTTAAACGACCAGCATAAAAACCTACTGCTGTATTTTGACCAGTTGTATTGTTTTCTAAAGCATTTGAACCAACTGCTACACTTTCAGAACCTGTAGTGTTTGCTAATAAAGCAAAATAACCTACTGCTGTGTTGTTAGATGCTGTGGTGTTTAAGTTTAAAGCACCATGTCCCATTGCTACGTTTGAAGAACCTGTTGTATTACTTTGTAGTGTGCTTCCACCAAATGCATTATTATTAACGCCTGTAGTATTTCCCACCATAGACTGATTTCCAAATGCAGCATTGTTGTAACCTGTAGTGTTTGATGTTAAAGCTGTAAAACCAACTGCTGTATTATAATTACCAGTAGTATTTGATGCTAAAGCTGCAGCACCTACAGCAGTACCTCTTTGACCTGACGTATTTGCTGTTAAAGCCTGATTACCAACTGCTGTAATATTTGATTGATTGGTAATGTTATATCCTGCCAGTGAACCTATAAGTGTATTTTGCACACCTGTTGTTAATGTTAAACCTGCTTGAAAACCAAATGCACTATTGTACATATCTGCATTGCTACTAGGATTCATTGCAGATAAAGATTGATATCCAACTGCTGTGTTTCTATCTCCAACTGTATTGGCATCTAGTGAATAAGCACCTACTGCTACATTACTATTACCTGTAGTGTTTGATAGTAAAGCAAGATGACCAACAGCAGTGTTATTAGAAGCTGTAGTGTTTTCGCTTAAAGCACCATATCCTAAACCAGTATTGCTATCTCCTGTGGTGTTGACATCTAATGTAAAAGTACCAACTGCTGTATTTAATGTTCCTGTAGTATTATCATTTAAAGTATGATATCCAACTGCTGTATTACTATGAGCTGTGGTATTAGATGATAAAGCACCTGAACCTATTGCTACAGATTGATGACCTGTAGTGTTTGCTAGTAAAGCACTTTCTCCTACAGCAGTATTATTACTCGCCGTTGTATTACTAGATAAAGCACCTCCTCCTACTGCTGTATTTGCAGCACCAGTTGTATTTGCTCCTAAACCTGCGTAACCGAAAGCAGTGTTATTAGAAGCCGTGGTATTAGCATCTAAAGCTTTTGAACCAACTGCGGTATTTTGAGTACCTGTGGCATTTGCACCTAAAGCAGATTTACCAACTGCGGTATTGTTTGAAGCAGTAGTGTTAGAAGCTAAAGAACCCTGACCAACAGAAGTATTAGCACTACCAGTAGTATTACTTAATAATGCCTTCATACCTATTCCAGTATTTTCATTTGCAGTTGTATTTGCTTCTAAGGCTCTTGCACCTATTGCTGTATTTTCTTGACCTGATAAAGAACCACTTGATAAAGCTGTATCACCTAAAGCTACGTTGGCTGTACCAGTTGGATAATTACCATCAAGTTTAATTGTTCCACCGTCTACTGAAACATTACCATTTACGGTTAAACCTGTAAGCGTACCAACACTTGTAATATTAGGTTGAGCTGCTGTTAAAACTGTTCCTGTTAAGTCACCTGTAACATCTCCTGTTACATTACCTGTTACATTACCTGTTAAATTACCAGTTACATTACCTGTTAATGTACCTGTTATAGATGTACTTGCTGATAGAGTTGTGAAAGATCCTGCGGCTGCTGTAGTGCCACCAATAACAGAGCTGTCTATAACTGCTCCGTCTAGGTTCATAGCTACTGAAGTTCCAGTAGAGCTAAATAATCCGTCAACAGTATCGAGGTCAGCGTTTAGCTTTGTTCCCCAAGTATCTGTAGATGCTCCTACTTCTGGTTTAGTTAAGTTAAGATTGGTTGTAAATGTATCTGCCATAAAATTTTATCCTTTAAGCTGCGTCTTGTTCGCCTAATGTTGTCCATGAAGTATCTGGATTAGATTGATCTGTCCAGGTTTCGCCTGCTACTATTTGATCGGTCCAAGTATCATCAGGAACAATTATATCTTCCCATTTTAGACCACCAATAGCATTAAATCCACTTGTTTGTGTAATTGTGGTAGCACCTCTATAGACAATACCACCGATTGCATCTAACCCACTTGTTTGTGCAAATAAAGCCTCTCCGACTACAGTGAACCTACCAGTAGCAGTCATGCCTGATACTGCTGGTCCAAAGACTACACCACGATCTATTTGTGTTCCTGTAGCTATTACATTGGATGTGGCTGCTATCGTTGCAGACCCTAAGTCTATTTGTGTACCTACTGCGGATGCTCCAGATGTAGCAGTTATAGTAGCTACACCATCAAGGATAATACCACCTGTTGCGTTAAAGTCTGAAGTTGAAGCTATTACAGAAGCGCCTGTAATTACGAATCTACCTGTTGCGGTAGTGTTAGAGGTTGCGGCTATAGTTGATGCGCCAACAATAACAAATCTACCATCCGCTGTTGCAGATGAGGTTTGTGCTATTGTGGATGCGCCAAAATGATATACAGGAGTTCCGTAATCGGACTTTCCGTATGTATATTCACCATAGCCTACTGAGGCCATGTTGTTAAGCTAATGTTATATCTAAATCGCCAGCATCAAATCTAAATACATCGCCTGAACTTACAGTCTTAGATGTTGTTAAATCTGCATAAGCCATTAGATTGCCGCTTGATGAAGCGTCTAAAATACCAACTGCAACTACAGTTCCATAGTCAGCTGTAGCTGTTGGATATTCTATTGCAGCTGAATTAGTAGCTGTTGTGGGGTTTGTACCAGAAACAGTAAATGCTCCTGATTGTCTTGCATATGCACCACCTGATACTTCAGTACCACCACCTGTGTCTGTTGGTGCTACAGTATATAAAGCAACATATAATGTTCCAGGTGCAGTATAAGCATTACCACCAAATACATGGTCTAATACTTTATCTTCTAAGTAATCACTAAATCCAGCCATATTGTCTCCTAATTATTATTCCAATAATAAATGTTTTTACCAGACTTGCCATAAGTTCTTCTTCTTTGCATTAGAGATCCTTTGCCAAACTCTGCTTTCTCTTGTTCCATTCTCATCTCTTCTAATGCTTTTTCAAATTGTGCTGTAAATAACGGCACTCTTTCATCTTCCATTAGATAGATAGAAGCGTGTTTTAAAGCACCATACAAGTAAGCATCTGGATATCCTGTGGATATAAAGTTCGTTGTATTAGAACTGCTTAGTGCATCTATAGTGCCATAGTATGTTAATTGTAGCGTATAACTTGAGTCAGGGGTAGGTGCTAACTCTAATGAGTTATCTACAATCGCATAGTAAATAGGTTGACCAGTAACATTATTATTAGCCTTTCTGTATACGTCTAATGACTCTAAAGACTGTTGGAATAATGGTCTAAAGTCGTTTGATGTTATCTCTACATTAATTGCTTCTAACCAATCAGTAGGTAGGCTCATGTACTGCCCATCTGCTGTAGCAGTAGCACGCTTTACCATGTCTTTGTTTCTTAATCTTCTATTAAACTCTGATTCAGTTGCATCAATAAAGAAGTCTAACTGGTCTGTTAAATCAGATCTGTTTAAGAAGTTTGCGATATTAGTTTTTAATTCATCGTATGTCATACTTTACCTTTCCATGTTCTAAATGGTTTGTTATCTGAATGGTTTAGCCATTTCTTCCATTGTGCAGAATCCTTGCGCCCATCCTTCTCGGACTGCTCTTTGGTATACCACCATTGGTATTTCTGCTACATGACGTAAATCTTTACCAGGTGTATATTCAGATAGATTTTTTACATAATCCAAAGTTGGTTGTATGTTCTGTTTTGTGTGATACACAACCTTGTCATCTTCTGTTGCGAATACAGACTTATAACCTTTCTTGTGATCTATTAATGTTGTCTTTGCCATAGACAGATTTTAGCACAAAAAAAAGGGATGCCGAAACATCCCTTTAAGCTAATTGACTAAACTTATGATTCGTTTAAGTCAGCAACGATTCCGTGAGCGGCTTCGTTAGATACTTCCAATCCAAACTCAGTAACAATCATCTTCGTTTCTGCATCGCCTATTGTAGCAATATCAACAGTTTTAAAGTCTCTTAGGTAAGATACTTTAGCAAACTCTGGATCTACTAATAGTAATGATGCTTCTCTTGATCTGTTTGATGGAACGATTTTTAGTTCACCAAAGTCAGAAGAGTATACAGATACTGAAGCTTCTACAGTATTTGCATCAATCATTTGTCTAGCTTGAGTTCTACCAGTGAAAGCAGAGATAACTTGTTTGTTATGTGGTCCACAAATAGCCATTGAAGGCTCAGCACCATTACCAAACATAGTTTGTAGAACACCTTTTAAAAGATCTTCTGTTAAGTCTCTGTCTGTTCCGTCAACTGGAGCAGCTCCACCACCAGCACCTGAACCACCAGAACCTCTGGATACGTTAGATGTTAGCCATGATTCAAAACCACCAGTTACCCTAGCTGTTGTAGCGTCACCAGTTGTTTTAGCACCGTTTTGACATAAAGCTTCTTCCATGTCTCTTTTCAATGCTTTAGCCATAATAGCTAATTGATGAGCCATTTCTGATCTTTTACCAGCTGGGTCTGAAGCGTCTTGTGAGCCAGTTACAGTTGCATCTCTTGATGAGATCATTGCAACATTACTTACTCTAGTTGTCGCTGTAGAAGTAGATCTTGATAGTTCAAAACCTTCTAGCTGACCAGCTGAACTTGGAGTAGGTAAGACTTCTGTCTGCCAATCAAACACTACGTTTTTAATATTTCTTTTTCCGATTGATGACATAAACGGAGTTTGCATTGGAGAGATGTTGTAAATGATATTACTTAGATCTTCTCTGTCAGCTGTTGCCGAATATGTGTCAAATGCGTTAGTTACCTTTAGCCATTTTTATACTCCTGTATAATAAAATTAATTTAAATTGTTCAAAAACTTTAGCTGCATCCTGGACTCTTGCCAGTTTTAGCCAACCTTTGTTGCGCTTTCTTTACAGGTGCTGCCGATTTAGGTCGGTTAGTTGTCCCAGGTCTAGCCACTCTTGCTGGTGCTTTTTGTGTTGGTTTCTTCTTCGTGGCTTCAACTGTTTTAGAGTTTAACCAAGCGTTTCTTAAACCAAGCAATGCACGATAATCATAAACCTGTTGAATTTCTTGAGGTGTATAACCTAAAGTATTCACGGCATATTCGCTAATAGCTGCTTTTTCTTGTGACGCAATCTCTTGATTTTGCCATTCTGGGATAATTTCTAAAAGCTTTTGTTGACCATATTCAACTATTTGCTGAATTTGTGCTTGCTGTTTTACTTGTGCTTCTTGTTGAAGCCTTTGTTGTTCAGCACTAACCGCAGTCAACTTCTCTTTCTTTTCATCCCAAAGCTGCTTTTCACGAACATAACCAACAGGATCATCTTCATACAAAGTGTTCCAATCTGGTTCGTTAGCCAATTCGCCCTTTAACTGGGCCTCCATCTTCGGTAACAACTGCGAATAAATCGCATCTCTTTGCGCTAACTCTGCTTGCTGCTGCTCAATAGTCTTACGCTGTTGAGAGAGTTCTTGAGTTTTGCGCGTATAATCTTGCTGACGAGAATATCCATTGACGAGTTCCTCTTGCGTCACCTCCACTTCTTGACCATCTACTTTTACAGTAAATGTTTGGGGTTGCTGAGCTTCCTCTTCAACATCGGTTTGTTCTTCATCCAGTTCTTCTTCATCGTCATCTTCTAACTCATCTGCAATTTCTTGATCAATTTCTTCATCAACAAATTCAGAATCATCTTCGATAACTTCTTCTACTACTTCTTCTGTTTCTGTGACCGCTTCTTCAACCTTGTCCTCTTCAGGGGTTAAAAAACTTTCAAACATCGAGGCAGTAATTTCCTTATCAGTTTGTAAAGCAGTCGGTTTATCCGTTATTGCCATAATAAATACTCCTTATGTATTTAAGAGTATTTTAGCTTAATAATGTGTAAAAAGGGAAGGTTTAACCAATATTTCTAATTTTGTTAATATTGGCTTGTGTGAGTTTACCTTTCTCGGCAATGATACGCAGATGCCTTTCGACCTCTGGTAATAGTAATAATGACCTGTGGATATCTTCTCTAGCATTAACATCAGCTATCTCTCTTGAGTTTAACCAATGTGTTATATATTCTTGTTTTAGATTTTCTACGGCTTCTTTAAAAACATCAGATGTTAATATTTGCTCGGCTTGTGCAGCCTTAACTACTTCTTCGTGTGTTACTGACATTTAGAATAATCCCCTTACTTGTGGTTGATTTATAGAAAACCTACCGCCAGTTGGTTGTTGTAATGCTGCTAAACTTTGTTCTAATTCAGCAAGTCTTGTGTCATACGCAGACAGGTCTGGCTGTTCATAAGTTGGCATATTAATTCCAGAGATAGCTTTATTAATATCTGCTTGAGTCACAAAACCAGATAAGTCTTGCATTTTTTGTTCAGGTAGAGACATTAATATATCTTGCCTAAGCTCGTCTGGATTAAACGTAGGTAAATCTTCTATTTTTGCAAAACCAGATAAGTCTGGTTGTTCGTAAGTTGGTAAAGACATCATTATATCTTTTCTAAGCTCATCAGGATTGAATGTGGGTAAATCCTCTATTCTCGCAAAACCTGATAAGTCTGGCTCTTGATATACTGGTAAATCTTTTCTTAGAGCAAACTCGCTAAAATCTGGAAGATCAAACTGATCTATAGAAAAATCTCTACCATTAGGTACATCAGGTATTAATGATGGTAAGTCTTGTTTGGTTACAAACTGTGATAAATCAGGTTCTTGATAAACAGGCAAATCTTTTCTTAATGCAAACTCATTGAAGTCAGGAAGATCTAAATTTTCTATAGAAAAATCCCTAACATTAGGTAAATCATCTTTAGTTACAAATTGTGATAAGTCTGGCGCTTGTGGCAACCCAAACAAGTTAGTAAAGTCTATTCCTGAATTAGCTATATCTTGACGAATCTGCTCTATATCAAACTCTTGTGGTGGTACTTGTATTGGTGGTGTTTGTACTGAAGGTGCTTGTACTGGAGGCACTGTAGCAGGCATATTACCAAAGATATTTCTTAGTGGAGGCATCTTATCTCTTCTGCCGCCAGGTATTGTTACGCCACCGATACCAGTTCCAAAAAAGCTAGGATCATCAGGTTCTTTATATACAGGTGGAGGTGGAGTTATGCCAGCAGCTATATTTAGATCTGCTTGTGTATAACCACCTGGTTGTTCTGGAGAATAGCTTACGCCTGGTGCAATAACTTGTGACATTGGCATACCACCAGCTATAGAACGCGCATAGTCATAACCACTTCTGTAAGGTTGGGTCTGTTGTTGCAACAGGTCTAGCAAATCCACCATTAGGAATATTGTAGCTACCGCCACCGCCAGCAAATTGATTTAAGATATCAACGCCTTGCATACCGCCCATTTCATCTCGCACTAAAGGAGTTAGGTCGCCTAATGCTGCTATATATTCTTCTGGATTGTATGTTATTGCCATTTTAACTTGTAATTAGTTTGTCCATTTTTTCGTCTAGCTTATCTAAACGATCTATAACCCTGTCTATACTTATAGTAAGTTCCATTTTAGTTACATAATCTTTTGCAACTTCTTCACGAGTCTTATTAAGCAGTATATCAATTCTTTTTAATTCTGTCGCGTTGGTTCTTATACCATGTATGATTGGAGCGAATACTAATGTCATCATTATATTCCAAAACATCATACCATCTAGTCCCATTAGTAACTCCAGATATGTGGTCTTGGTCTACCTTCAGAGTCTTTAGATATGTCCAGGTGTATAAACCTAGCACCACCTTTTTGATTGACTCCAACACCAGTAAAACCATAGTTTCTTGCTTTTGATAATATCTCTAAAGCTTGCTTACCTCTTACACCTATGTCTGCTGCTAATCCAAGTGCGTGTGTACCTGGTTTAGATTTCTTTACTTCTACAGGGTGATCGCCACACCTGTAACCACTTGTAATCTTAAAAGGGAAACCACAATCAGTTCTAAGTTTTTGCAACTCATCTATAAGCTCATGTTCTATTTTGTTTTCTCCACAATGCTTACAAGCAAACTCTTCTAATGTGAAATTATCCCAACTCATTTTGCAACTCCTTTAGTTTTTTCAAAAGTTCTTAATCCGCCAAGTCCTAACATACCCATCAATACAGTCATCAACGATCCCATGTCAAAGGATGGTAGTATAAAAGTGATTCCAGCTGCTGAGAGTCCAAAGATAATAATAGGCTGTAATAGAAAATGGTACATAAGAGCAATACCACAAGTCCAGCCGACAAATGGCCGCCATCCAGCCACGAATAAAGACTTATGACCAGCTTCAATTTTATTAATTTCAACTTGAGCCATATTCGCTTTATGTAATTCAGTTTTAAGTTCATGGTTTAGCTTGGCTTGTAAATCCTTGTCAGGTATTAACTTATTAACTATGTCGCTTACTGGACCTATTAATTTATCAATCATTTTTTATTTTTTTTAGCTTTTTTCTTTGGCGGTCTACCTACTTTAGATCCGTATGTTCCTTTTCCTTTTGGCATTATAGTTCCTCTTTTGTTGTATATACCTTCAATGGTTTCTTTTTTCCTTTGACGTATATTTTCTTGTGAAAAACACCATTCTGTGTTTTCTTAATTGTAGCCTCGCCAATAAGTATGTCAACTCCTGCTTCCTTAGTTGCTGACTCTAAACGTGCTGCTGTATTGACCGCATCGCCTATAGCAGAGTAGTCAAACCTTGTATCAGAACCCATATTACCTATAACCGCATAACCAGTATTTACACCTATACCTATCTCTATACCTAAGTTAGCTTCTGCCATACCTTTTCTTATATCTATTGCAGCTTGCACAGCTTTCTCTTCATGGTTATCTAAATCTAGTGGCGCGTTGAATATAAACATACCAGCATCTCCAATAAACTTGTCTGTCATACCGCCTAATTTTTGTACAGCATTGACTTGAACTGTTAAAGCTTTGTTCATAATCTCTGTTACTTCTTCTGGTTCTAAAGTTTCTGACAAACTTGTAAAGCCACGAACATCTGTAAACAAGAATGTGCAGTATCTTTTCTCCCCACCAAGTTTTAGCAAGTCTGGATTATCTTGTAATTCTTTAACTTGTCTTGGATCAAGATAATGCTCAAACTGTTTTTTAATTTGTTGGCGCAATTTATGTTGTTTTTTGTAACTTAAATAGAAGGCAATCGTAGAAACTAGGACCTGACATACAAAAGTCCATGTAAAATCCAATAAAACACCTTTAGAAACGCTGTAAGCTTCTAGGAAGCTCGTGGTGAAGAGCAAAATTATAACTAAGCTTACGCCCTTAACTATGTTGAGATAATGGATTACAAGCCACGTCAACGACACAAAAATTCCGAAAATCACAATTTCAGCAGCTAAGGACCATTCTGGAATCCTTGGAGAGTTTTCTATAAGAATTGACTCAGATAATGCTGCTTGAATTTTGTGTGGTTCTAATAATCCAACTGGAGTTGCGATTTGTGGCATGATTCCTGGTGCTGTAATTCCAAGAAATACAAACTTACCTGCAACATTCATTTCTTGTAAATCAGTTTGTTGAGTATCTACCCAACTAATCCATTTACGACCAAGGTTATCTGTTTTGACTGGTGGTATTCCTCTAACTAATATTTCCTGTATACCATTATCATTCGTAGTGATAATGTAAGTTTTAGCTCCTGTTAATACTTTTAACACTTCTGTACCAAAAGAAGAAACATAACCATCTGGTGTTTTTAGTAGTAGAGGTATTCTCCTGACAAGATTATCAAGATCGGTGGGTGCAGCAGATATACCTTCTTGTATATAGTTAGTTCTAAGGTTGTGAGTATTCTGTACTACACCCTCGGAAAGCATACCACTAACATCAGGACCTTTGATGACAGTACCAACTGTTTTTGGGTATATTTGATTTGGGTATTCAAACGAAGCCAAAATAGATGTACCATGTAAGAAGGATTCTCTAAAAATCTTATCTCCACCAAATCTATCTGGATGCGGAAAGCTAACTACCCAACCCACGCCTATAGCACCAGCATCCATAATTTCTTTATGTATTTCTCCTAGCCTTTCTCTAGGTATAGGCCAACCACCCTCTGTATCTATATCTTCTTCAGTTATGTTTAGTATTGTGAAGTAACCAGAAGGATCTTGCTTAGGTACAAGATAGTCAAATACTTTTAGCTTTAGTATCTCTGTTGGTGTTGACTGATATAACAAAGGCAACACTAGTATTATAAGTATCGTGAATAGTAGTCGCTTCATTTAACAATATTATAATTATTTATAACAACAAGTGTTAAACCTACATTTAAAAAAGTTATATAATGTTTATTAGAATTTTTAGAAATAAATCCAGCTACTATTGCTTTTTGTATTAAAAGATTATCTAAGTTTGGTTTATTTCCTAGTAAAGGATTTACTTCAAAAATGTTTGGATTTTTTAAACCTTCATAAGTTGTATAAACATCTAAAGCATTAATAGTCCAAAAAAATATTATTTGATTTTTTGTTGGAGGTTCGTTGTAGTCTCCCCACTTTAAAAGAAATTTTTTATCAGGTATATCTGCAGCAGGTTGTTCAGGTATTGTTAAATCTAGTTCAGCTTTTAAAGTTATTGATATTATTAATAATAAATACTTCATTAGTTGCTTTGAGTTATCTTAATAGTGCTTCCGTTACCACCATTAACTTTAATAATATTAGATGTTCCGTCTTGTATAAAGATAACAGTATAGCTACCAGCAGAGTCTATATCTAATCTAGCTGTATCACTAACACTACGCATAAGCGTTAGGGTTTGTCCTGTTATAAAAGATGTTATTTGTGTGGATAAGTCTTGTCCTAACTGTGTACCAACTATATTGGTAGACGTGGCATCTTGTGCTAACTGATCCTCTTGTTGTATTTCTTGCAGCGCGTCTATGACATCTAGCAAGTCCTCTAGGAAGTTTACATCAAGGTAGTTTATATCTAACTCTGTAAACTCTAGTTCTTTTGTTGCGTCTAAAAAGTCCTCTTCCAAGAAGTCCTCATCTAACCCATCAAAGTCTAGTATGTTTTTCTTTTTGGTTTGTATAGACTCTTCTATAACCGCTTCTTCTTTAGGTGGATTAACAATAAGCATATTGTCTATAAGTTCTAGTGATAGGTCTAAGATTACTGGCGAGCTAGGTGGTTTCTCAAAGACATCTACAGTTGTTGCCTGGTAGGGTTTGTTAAGGGTTACTGTACCCATGGCTGTAGTCACTAGTATCTCGCCACTAGATATACCGAACTCATCTGGTAAAAGTATTAGCAATGATCTTCCAGTCTCGTCTACTGTAACTGTAAAGTCAGTCCCACGAATTGCTATGTTTGCTGTAGGTGTTTTAAGATCTATATTGTTTTTATCTATCTTATTTAGATTGCCAGTAATAAATCTAGCCGTACCAAGACCAAAGGTAATAGCCATTTTAGATTTACTGGGATTGGGGTCAAAAATATATTCATCAATGGTAAGCTGCGAGTTTTCTGTTAATTTAACTTTTGAATCATCTAAGAACGTAATAGCCATACGACCATTGGTAGTTATAGCTTCATCGTTCTGTTGGATGTCAAATTCTAGCTCGGCATTATAAGGCTTTTCCCTAAAAACACTAGCAGAACCTGTTAATTCAGATATGTTTCCTACGTCAACAGCTGGTTGAGACTCCGCCATCGTTTTGAACGACACAAACAGTGCCGTTAGACCCAGTAGAATTAATCTGTAACCAATCAGCAGCGAGAGTTGACGACTGGATGATATTGAATGTTCTGCTGTTTCCTGTTTGGTCAAGGTAGAAATATCCTCCTGCATAGCCACTTCCTGTAAAGTTTACGTTGTTGCTATCCCCATCTACATCAACATAGTTAGTAGCACCATCATAGTTTATATCAAAATCAAAAGTGTTGTTGTCTCCGTTAATAATCCAGTCTAGGTCAAGACCAGATGCTAGAGCTGTTGTTCCTGTGTCTAGTGTAAATGTATTAGAACTACCAGTTACATCTACATTGTAATTTGAATTATCTATACCATAAGTGTTATCTGGGTCGCCTTGTATAGTAAAGGTATTGCTATCTCCATCAAACTCAAAGAATCCAGTTACGCTGTCGCCATAGATATCACCAAGGAAAGTGTTCGTATTACCTATTTGATTTATGTCTAACGTAAGATTTAAGCCGTCAAGATCTAATGGATTCAGACTTCCAGCTGTACTTAACAGTC